CCAGCTCACTTAGCGCCTTTGAGGCGTGGGAGCAAGGAGTTAAGAAGCTCAACTTTGGAGATACTACTGAGGACATTAAGAAGCAAATCGCAGTGTATCGCGAATTAGCCGCCGCAACTGATGATGTTGTGCTGTCTACTAAGTATCTTAATCAAGCCAAGCAACTACAAGAGGCGCTTGACCCGGCTGATACCGCCTTGCGCAAGTTTGCCGAATCAATTCAAAATACCACTAATCCTGCTAATGCTGCTGCTAAGGAATTATCTGAGTTAGATAAAGCTCTTGCCGCTGGCTATATTAGTTGGGACACATATGGTATTGCTGTTGAGAACGCAATGGCAAAACTTAGCGACACCGGTAAAATGGAAGAGACTAAGGATTTAATCGATGAGATGGGCGTTGCTATCGGCACAGCACTAAGCAATAGTGTTGGCGAACTAGCAGACGTATTCTTAGAAGCTGATGCATCTTTTTCAAAGTTTGCCGAAAATTTCTTAAAGTCTATTGCAAAGATGATAATCCAGTTAATGCTTCTTAAGACAATTCAAGCAACGCTTGGCGGAACTTCACTTGGCAATTTCCTTGGACTCAAGGCAAACGCTAATGGTAACTCCTATGACGATGGCACCGGTCTAAAGCACGGTGTTTACGATAAACCTACATTCTTTGCCTTCGCAAAAGGTGGAACGTTTGGCGGTCGTAGCCGTTTAGGCGTGATGGGAGAAGCTGGGCCTGAGGCCATTCTACCTCTCAAGCGTGGTGCTAATGGTCAACTTGGCGTGCAAGCTGGAAGCATGGCGGCCCCAGAGACTACGATTAACGTTATTAATAATAATGCTAATCAGAATGAAGTTACAGTCTCTGAGTCTGAGAATTCAGATGGCAGCAGACAGATCGATATAATGATTACGCAAAAGGTTAAAGAACTCTTTAACACTGGTGCTATGGATAAAACAATGTCAAGTAATTTTGGCGCTAGACGATTAGGATATTAACATGGGTTTAATACAGATTGGACAGCGTCCTTTATCCTTAGATGGATGTATGGCGTCATGGACCGAGAAGCAACAACCAAACATTATTCGCACTGCGATGGAGAATGGTACTATTAAGGTTCGACGCCGTACTACAGGTATTCATAAGCAAATCTCTTGCACAATCACATTGACCGCTGAGAAGTATGATGACTTTATGGAATGGTTCAATATCGACTCACAACAGGGCGTAATCCCAACGAGGATTAAACGTCCTCAAGATGGTGTAGAGATTGTTGTTAGATTTCGCGAAGCACCTCAAGTCGAGTGGTTGCAAAGTAATGCCTTTATGGTAACGATGCAATTCGAACAACTTCCTGGATGGGATGGTCTTCCACCTACTCCAATTCCTCCTGTCAATCTCGGTCCAGCATGGAACCGTAACGATGAGATATGGGATCAAACTACTTGGATATATGGAGAATTAAATGGCTAAGAACCTAACAGGTCAAGCAATTAAAACCACTTATGTGCAACTATTGCACGTAGATGGCGGTGTAAATGCTACACTAAAAACCGTAACAGACGGAGATGGTACTGATACTCCCATTAAAATGTCAACCGATGAAACACAGTTTCGTAAGCGTATTAAAGTTAATCGCGAATCCGGTCAACTTGAGACAATGGCAAACTTTGGTGACATCACGGCCATTAACAACCTTGGACTTATAGGCGTCGGCATTACTACTCCTTCGTTCTACAATAATAACTATGTTGGCGTACATTCGCACGGCGATACGACAGGCTCAGGCTACCGCCTAACAACTCGCGCTTCTGGCGTAGGTAACGTTGACGGTGCTGACCTTGTTTTAGAGCAAACTGGCGTACTATACTTATGGAACCGTGAAAACGCTTCGTTCGTTATTGGCGTCAACAATTCCGCAGCAGTGCAGTTGAATCCTGGTGCTACATCATGGTCTGCTGCATCTGACGAGCGACTAAAGGATATTACAGGTACGTATAGCAATGCACTGCAAGATCTGCAAAAGATTAAAGCAATCAAATACACCTGGAAGTCTGACGCTAGTAAGAAACAGAACGTAGGTCTATCGGCACAATCCGTACAAGAAGTTGTGCCTGAAGCCGTCGATCGTATTCAACTACGCAATGGCGATAAGACCGAGTATTTATCTGTGCGCTACACCGAGGTAATTCCTTTGTTAGTAGCCGCGGTTCAAGAATTAACTGCCGAAGTGAATGCACTTAGAGCAAAGGTAGGATAAATAGATGCCAGTATCTTCAGTCACAGCGAAGGTAATTAATGCCTCCATGACAGATGTGGCGTTTCTCTACCTTCTCACGATAACACCGTATGGCGGTGATCCAATCTATCTAGTGAATAACCTAGAAGAAGTGAATAGCCGCGGCAAGAAGTATCTTCCATATCCATTTGCGATGCAGTTGCCGGCCGATGACACTACCCGTGTGCCGTCGGTAACTCTCACAATTGATAACGTTGATAGGTTATTAGTACAAGCCATCCGTGCGCAGTTGCAACCTCCATCTATTAAGGTGGAGTTAATTACAACCTTAGATCCAGATAATCCTGAAAAGGTATTAGATTTTCTGGAATTAAGAGATGTCTCATACGATGCTGCTACCATCCAAGGCACACTTGTTGTGTCTAATATTATGTCGCAGCGTTTTCCAAAAGAGTCGTACGATCCAGTCTCATTTCCAGATCTATTCTATTAAAGCAAAGGTTATATGAACTCATTGATAGGAATTCCTTATAAGTTCCACGGTCGCACCAAAGATGGCGTTGACTGTCTTGGAATAGTTCAATTATTTTATCGTAAGTTCTTTAATATTTCAATTCCAGAATATTTATATTCACATGCCAATGAAAATGAGTCGTGTGAAACTACTATTACTGCCGGTCAGTTTGACGGTAATTGGAAACCTGTTACAGATTTACAGTACGGCGATATGCTCGTCTTTAGAATTAAAGGACGCCCAACACACGTTGGCGTTTACTTAGGTAATAACGAATTTTTACACTGTCTAGCAGGACGCATGAGTTGTATTGAGCGTCTTGATAGTTTAACCTGGCGTAACCGTTTAGTGGGAGCTCATCGATGGATAATCAAGTCGTAGTACGATCGCTAGATCAAGCTCCTCTTAAATTTGAATTACAACCAGGCGTCTCTATTGCGCAACTCATAGAGTTAGCTGAGATTCCAAATGATGTAAAACCTTACGTTGTAGTATTAAATCATGGTACAGAAATCACTGACTGGTCATATATCACTAAAGATGGTGATGCATTATCTATCTGTATAGTACCACAAGGCGGCGGCGGTGGTAATAAAGGTGCTATCATTGGTACCATTGCGATCATTGCGATCGCTATTGCGGCGCCTTACGCTGCTGCAGCCATTTTGGGCACAACCGTTGCGACCTTAGGTGCGGCTGGAACTGCGCTCGCTATGGGTATCACAATGGTTGGCGCACTGGCCGTTAACGCTTTAATCCCTCCGCCGCAGCTTTCTCAAAATTCAATGAGTGGCGGAGGACCTTCAGAGGCAAATACGTACTCTTTAACCGGTCAATCTAATACGTCAAATGCATATGGCGTTGTACCGCGTGTGTATGGAACTCATAAGATGTTTCCACATATCGCTAGTACTCCATTAATTGATAACTCAGGCATCTCATCGATGATCTCCACGCTGTACGACTTTGGAGCCGGTGATTTAGATGTTGGTGAAATCTTTATTGGCGAAACGCCTGCAACTCAGTTTGAGGCTAGACTGCGCGTTCATCAGAATACGGCTACTCCAAATCTACAGTATGTATATTCTCAGGTTGCTTACGAGCAGATGGCTTATACGCTTGCTACGACTGGCGACGAAGTCCGTCTTCGAACTAAACCTGGCTCAAAAGATGCCGCCGTTGATATTCTTTTTCCAGAAGGTCTGGTAAGAATTAATGAAAAGAACGGCGAGAGAGAAGCATGGGCAATTGATCTCTGGGTAGAATGGAGAGAGCTGCCGTTTGGAGGTTTTCAAAGCGATAACACATATTGGCACGGTTGCACAATACAGCAGACAGCGTATAACGCGTACTCTGTAGTCAATAACACTCTTAGGCCTTTTGTTGTTGGCGTCCATATGACGTTTCCAAGACCAGGCGTATATGAAGTTAGAGTGTATCGGCACAGCGCTAAACCCATAGATGAAAAGGTCCGCGACGTATGCCGCGTGACGATGTTAAAGTCATTTGCACCGGGCAACGTAGTTAATCTACAGATCCCACATACAATGGTCGAGCTACAGGTTGTTGCTTCAGATAAACTGTCTGGAACAGTGAGCAACTTAAGCGCCACCGTTACTTCTCGACTAAGAGGATGTAGTGTCAATGGCTTTACAGGCGTAGGACCTACACGAAATCCAGCCCATATAATCCTTGACGTACTCACAGGCGCATCTAATCCAAAACCTTTAAGTGATAGTCAACTTGATTTTGCAAGTTTCTATCGCTTGGCACAACTTTGCGACGAACAGGTAACGACTACAGCGAACGGTATAACGTCCACTGGACCGCGATACACCTGCGATACGATCGTTAATTATCGTACGACAGTCCAACAACTCTGCGCTTCTATCCTTTCTGGATGCCGTGCACAGTTGATGATTACTCAGTCCGGTAAGTATGGTATCTTAATCGATAACGAGCAACCAGTTTCACGGCAAATGTTTACGCCTGAGAATTCATGGGGCTTTAAAGGTAATCGCCAATTCATTGACGCACCTCATGCATTTAGAGTAACGTTCACCAATCCTCAGAATAACTGGGCAAAGGATGAATTCCTATGCTACAATGACGGATATAATGCGTCCAATGCAACTCGCTTTGAGACCCTTGAGACCTTTGGTCTAACGGACTATGCAACTGCATGGCGCTATGCTCGCTACATGATGGCCCAAGGTATTCATCGGTCCGAAGTATTTACGATTAACGTTGATGTAGAGAACTTAGCAGTGCAACGCGGTGAAAGAGTGTCCATTGCGCATGATGTACCATCTGTTGGCGGTATGGCAATGCGTATCGTTCAGGTTTGGAACGATCACCGTATTGTCACTAGTCAAAAGTTAGACGTTGGCTTTACAGATTATACTGTACGTCTTCATGATGGCACTATCAGAACAGGTAAGATACAATACATCGTTGAACCAGATCAGTTTGATATCGACACGACTGCTGGTATAGTTGGAGATGAATTGATTGTCTTAGGTATGTCAGAACGCGTTGTGTTCGATTATCTAATTCTTGAAATTACTCCTGGCGCCGACTTAACCGCTGAGATTAAGTTAGTTCCATATGTACCAGGTATTTATAGAGTTGATACCGATCCAATACCCGATTGGAAGCCAAACTTTGGCGACGATGGTATTGGTGTAAGTGATTTAGAGGTTATTGATTTAACTGCAAAGCAGAAAATCTATTATCCATTACGGATGCCAATGCTTCATGTCAATCTTGAATGGAAAGAGGCTGGAACAGTCGCCTTCTTAGATAAATACCAGGTATTCCTATTAAGACCAGGATATCCTGCGCTCTTTGTTGGCGATACTCCTGAACTATACTTTACCCACGTAATCGATATTCTTCGTGAACCTGAGCTAACGTATCCGTGTGAGTATGAGATTATTCCTATTAGTAAGCTAGGTACGTGGGGTAAATCTGCCAAAATCGCTATTACTCCTTTATTGGATCGCGAAAAACCGCAGATGCCGCAGAACTTTAACGTCAATATTCAATCAGAAACTGCCGTATTATTCTGGAGTAAAACGCTAGAGCCTGACGTCATACGATACGAGATTAGATACACATCTGAGCTTATCGCTCCTGATTGGAACGCTTCGCAACACTTGGCTACCATGCCATGGGATGCTACTCGAACCACAGC